TAAGCCATGATGTCCGGGGAGGTTTTAACCCTTGTTTATACGTTGTTCGCTGTTCTTGGCGGCCTCTCCGCTTTCCTTGTTTTTCTTTTCATTCAAAAGGCCTTCCAATGAATCCAATAGTTGGCTTTTTTCTTATTCTTGGCTTGACGTTCTGGGTGCATGAGTCATTTGCGGCTGTTGACCAGGTACCACCTCTCACTTCTGAACAATGGGATAGTGGTGTTGGTTCTTCTTCAAGTTCTCCTTCTGGTGCTGCAATTCTTAATTGCTTGTCCACTGGTGGAATTAATTGCAATCTTTATGCTCAATCTGTAATTAATCCAGGTTACTCTAACGATTCAACTTCTTATCAATGTAAGATTGGTCTCAATGGTTTTGAGTCTTTTTGCTTTTTTGTTTCTAAGCTGTCATCTGCAACTTGTCCAGTTGTTACCGACGTACTAGGCCCTTACACTTACAATACAAATACTGCGCTTTGTGAGCGTGTCCTTCCTGATCCGGTCTGTATTGCTGATCAAACAATTCAATCAGGGTTTTACAATGTCGGGACCGTCGATACTGCTGTCCTCCCTACATTTGCTTGTAATGATGGTTGTTTGGCAATGGCAAGCGGTATTTCATCGGTTACTCGTCGCGGTTTGATTGGTGGTGTTTACTATTATTATGCTGGTCCTGCTGATTTCTATACTACTGGCGAGACCTGTACGGCTGGCCCTTCTGTTCCTCAATCTACTGCCTCTGTCGATACAAAAGGAACTTGCGCACCTGGGCAAAGTTTTGCCACGATGAACGGGCGCACAATTTGTATAGATTCAAATACTGGCGAGACTGTAAGTCCTTATTCCGCTTCTGCCGTCGCTGCTGCTGAAACAATGAATCAAGGCGATTTGCAAGAAGCTATAGATGCTGCTTCTGCCGCTGCTGCTGCAAATGGTCTTGATTCTGGCACTGCTGCTGCTGTTGCTGCTGGCACTGCTGCTGCAAATCAATTACCTCCTGATGCCCTTCTGGAAAAATCTTTTTGCGAAAAAAATCCTGGTGATCCCACCTGCAAGAAGCCGTCCTCGTTTGGCGCGCCTTCCGGTGTTCGTCCTGATGTAACCCAATCGTGGTATGTAAAAAAATATCCTGACGGGGTAGGCGGTGTAATGATTGCATCTTTCAATGATATGAAGGCAACTCCTCTTTATGGTTTTCTGGATTCCTTTCGTGTCCAGGTGAACTCCGTTCCATTTGATGGCTGCTTTAGTTTTAATGTTTGGCTTGTTGGTGATATTCCTTTGTGTATTCCTTCCGGCGTGCTGACTTTCATCAAAATCGTTTTGATCATAACTGCGCTTTTCGCTGCGCGCTCTATTATTTTCGGGGGCTGATATGGAAGATGCTTTGCAATGGATTTCGGAATTCCTGGATTCTATCGTTCAGTGGTTTTTCGACCTTGTAAAAACTGTTTTTCTCGTTCTTTGGGATATGCTTTTGGACCTGTTTTCTTTTATTGTCGAAATGGTGCTTGATGTCGTGGTTTTGCTTCTTGCTCAAATTCCGATTCCTGTCAGTTGGAGTCTTCAAAGTCTTTTCGATGTGCTTCCGGCATCTGTCCTTTCCATGCTTTCTGCCATTGGTTTTACTCAAGCTCTTGGTATTGTCCTGGTGGCTTTGAGCATTCGCTTCCTTCTGCAATTGATCCCGTTCATTCGGTTGGGGTCGTAATGATCAATCTTCTTCTAGGTCAGCCTGGTGGTGGTAAAAGTTATGAGGCTGTAGCGTTTCATATTCTCCCTGCGCTCGCTCAAGGTCGCAAAGTTATTACTAATATGCCTCTTGATCTCGAGCATATTTGTTCTATAGATTCTTCTTATCGTGCGTTGGTTTCCTTGCGTCAAAATAACGTTGAGATTGAAAAGAACGTAAGCCGTTGGAACTTGTTTCATCGTTCCTTTGATTCTCACACTGTTAAGCAGGTCGCAAGGCCCTTTGCGACGATGTTGGATTATGCTGACTCTTGGCGGCATCCTGAGACAGGGGCGGGGCCTCTTTACGTGATTGATGAATGTCATAAAGCTTTGCCGCGTGGAAAGACCGATCAGCTCGTTGAAGAATGGTTCGCCGAGCACCGCCATGAGTTTGCCGATGTGCTTCTAATTACTCAAAGCTATGGCAAGATATCTGCTGCTATTGTCGACCTCGTCCAGGTCTGTTATAGGGTCAAAAAGGCAACTGCGTTTGGCACGAATAAGAGCTATATACGTAAAGTGCTTGATGGTGTTCGGGGTGAGGTTGTAAATGAATCAATCCGTACTTATAACCCGATATTTTTTCGCTTTTACAAGTCTCACACTCGGAGTGATTCCGCAGGTAAAGAACTTGCCGCTAGTGATATTAAGCCAATTTGGATGCGCTGGCCTTTTTTGGGTGCTGCTGTATGCCTGGTTCTTGTCTTGGGCATTTTGATGTTCAGTAATGTCAAGGTAAATCCGATTAGTAATGCTCAATCTGCTGTAGCTGCTGGCCCTCGTACTGTTTCCGGTGTTTTGCTTGAGCCTTACACGCCTTCTTCTGCATCTGCTTCCGTTCGAGCTCAGGCTTCTGCTACATCTGCTCCCGTTCGAGCTCCGGCTTCTCCTGTTGTTGTCCCCGAGCCTGCGCTGTCTTCTCACCCGTTTTCAAATCTTAGGTTGCATATTGTTGGTTATGTTCAGTCTGGTGATCGTGATCGTTATAGCTTTAGTGCTTCGCAAAATGGTATGCATCAGTTCTATGTTAATTCCGATGAACTTAAAGAATCCGGTTACACAGTTAAGCGTCTTTCAGATTGTTCTGCCTTAATTGCTTTCGAGAAGATTCGTTTTTATGTTTCCTGTGATTCTCCGGTTCAAGGTTTTACCGGCACTGCAAAAGTCGTTGGCCTCTAGTGTTTGCCCATATCCAAAACATGAATGGGAATGCTCTCTCTTTTGTTTCTGCTGCTTTCTTGGGTTTTTTTATAGTCCATCCGGCTTTGCATTCAGCAATAAAAGAACGCAAAAAATCTACAGTGTCCTGGTTGAAAAAATCGAAGGCTGTTTGTAGTGCCTTGAAGGTTTCGCCGTTCATGTATTTTCTTGAAAGTTTCATTTCCTCGCGCTCCTTTGGTCTGCCCGTTGGTGACAGCGCTTCGGACTGTTTTATCGTCCGAAGGGGTGCCGCCATTGGGCATGGCCAACATGCTTTACGTAGTAGAACGATAGTCAAGCCTTTTTTGGTCGAGTGGTGCGGCCAGCGCGCAGGAAATAGTTTCATCATTTCCGAGCACTGCCACGGTCGGCCAAAAAACCCGCAGGGCTTGGGCTTTACTTTCGTTCTACGTAGTGGATTGAGCGCCCTCTTTCATCGGAGTGACGCGCCGCCGCACGCGAGCAGCCGCAGCGTAGCGAGGAAGGCGTAGCGTGCGCGCGAAGCGCGCCGCTTAACTTGTAATACGGACACATAAGCAAACAGAAGGCGCAAATCGCCTGATTGCAGCGGTTTGGACGGTTTGGGTATTAAGTGGTTTTGTAGTTAGAAGGGCAAAAAGATGCCCCAGCAGGATGCTCATCCTCTGGGGCTGTTCAGCAAGTCATTTAGGGGAGCATTGCCGAATGAGCGCACCTATACGCCGTAGATGGGATGTAGTCAACGATTGCCCATGCACAAAAAAGCCAAACCTCGCAGAAGAGGTACGCCGTCGCCTACAGGCAGAAGCCGCACCGATACCGTATTACTGGGCGAAAGTTGTACATCTCCCGCATGGTCAAACTGAAGTAAGCGTCACTCTTGCAAATTTTGATGCGATCATCAATTTGCGTATGGGTTTTAATCCTCTACTTGATTGTTCGCGCAAGCGTCGTACAGTTGAGGAACAGGCGGAACGTGATGCGGAAAATCGCGCACGTGCCGCGAAGCGCGCAAGGCAATCCGTTCGGTATTTGGTCAAGTCGATATTTGCAGATCACATGCTGACTTTTGCCTATCGGGAAAACGTCCAGGATCGTAGCCAGGTTGCCTCTGATTGGAAAGAGGCCGTTCGCCTTTTTCGTGTTCGGTATCCTGACTGGCAGTATTTGGCGGTTCTGGAGAAACAGGATCGGGGCGCGTATCATATCCATGTTGCCGTTACTGGTAGGCAAGATATACGCTGGTTGCTGCGCTGCTGGCTGCTTGCCATAGGTCAACCCCCGTCTGAAGTGTCTGCGTGGCTTGTAGGGGGTGCAAAACTCGGTGAGAAGTCTATGGGCGCGGTCAACGTGCAAGGGCCTGCACGTAGGTGGGGCGGTACTGCAAAAAAATGGAAGCGTAATAAGCTTGCCGGATATTTGACGAAGTACATAGGGAAAGAGTTTGAAGAGGGTGACAAAAATGCAAAAAAGTATTGGCACAGTCGCAACATTATTAGACCGCGTATAGAAAGGTTCTGGCTGCGTGCTGATACCTTTGCGGGGGCAGTATCAGAAGCGCATGAT